CGCTGGTATCGCGCTGATTTGCCTGATGCTGTGCGCCGGTTGCACACCCGAAAGGCCTGCGCCTCCGCCGGTCATTGTTTACAACAACTGCCCGAAAGTGAGCCTTTGCCCGATGCCGGGAAGCGAGCCCACGATTAACGGCGATTTGAGTGCCGATATCCGCAGGCTTGAGAATGCGCTCGCCGCCTGCGCGCTCAAGGTCGAGACCACTAAAGACTGTCAGGACAAAATCGATGCAGAAAATGAAAAGTCTGCGCAAGGCACTCACTGATGCCGTGCCGCAGTTAGAAACAAATCCCGAAATGATGCGCATCTTTGCCGACGAGGGGAATATCGATGCACGCCTCGCGGCCTCGCTGTCGCACGAAAAGATTTACACCCTGAATGTGATCGTGTGTGACTTTGTCGGCGACCCCGATTTGATTTTTGTACCGGTGACGGCGTGGCTGCGTGAGAATCAGCCGGATATTTGCACCTCGGATGAGGGGCGCAAAAAGGGCTACCGCTTCCAGATGGATTTAAACGACGGTGACAACGTTGATCTCAGTATCAGTCTGCAGCTTACCGAGCGCACGCTGGTCAGGGAGGAGAACGGCGCGCTGCACGTCAGCTATGCACCTGAGCCGCCATTACCCGAGCAGGTCACGCGCCCGACCGAGCTCTATATCAATGGCGAACTGGTGAGCAAATGGGATGAATGAGTTTAAGCCTTTTGACGATAAGCTCGCCGGGCTGATTGGGGCGCTGTCACCGGTGGGGCGGCGAAAGCTTGCTGCTGCGATTGCGAAAGAGCTGCGAAAATCGCAACAGCAACGGATTAAACTGCAAAAAGCCCCGGATGGCACGCCGTATCAGGCGCGAAAGCGTCAGCCGATCAGGGCAAAAAAAGGGCGTATTAAAAGGGCGATGTTTCAGAAGCTGCGAACCAGCCGCTACATGAAAGCCCGTGGCCGCAATGATACTGCTGTGGTGCAGTTTACCGGTAAGGTGCAACGTATCGTGCAGATCCATCAGTACGGACTTAAAGACAGGCCAACCCCTAATAGTCAGGATGTTCAGTATCCACAGCGTGAGTTGCTGGGATTTAGTCGTGCTGATAAAAAATATATTGAGGAGCTGATAGTTGATTACCTTGTGGCTGTTCCAGAACGATAGCCAACGTAACGTTTTTTGGACGATAAGCATTCTAGCTATCAGGAAATATAAATGACGATCTCTTCTACTGCACGCGTTTCGAGTAGCAGTATCATAGCACCAGGCGCAGTGATCGAGGCACATGTCAATATCGGTCCATTTTGTATTATTTCTGCGGATGTTGTTATTGGTGAGGGAACTATTATAGGGTCCCATTCAGTTATTAATGGATTTACAGTTATCGGGTGTGATAATCAGATTGGGCAGTTTTCATCGATAGGTGAAGTGAATCAAGATCTAAAATATAAAAATGAGTCAACCAGGCTAATTATAGGGAGTCGTAACAATATTGGTAACAATGCAACAATCCATCGAGGCACGGCGCAAGATAATAATTACACTATAATAGGTGACGATAATACCCTCCTGAATAACGTTCACATTGGGCATGACTGCATCATTGGTAATAGTACGCACATTGGTGATAACAGCGGCCTGGCAGGACATGTTGCACTGGGTGATGGTGCTGTGGTCGGGTTCATGTGCGCAATCCATCAATTCTGTGTATTAGGTGCATATGCAAATGTTGGGCATCACTCAGGTGTAACTCAGGATATTCCCCCATTTGTTTATGCTAGCGGTAACTATGCTGAACCCAATGGAATAGACACCACATCCAGATATTTCACCGGGTCGGGTCAGAGCGATCAGAGCTTAATAAAAGGTTGTTACGATATACTTTACAATAAATCACTATCGTTACATGAAGCGAAGGTTATGTTAAAAGAGAGGTTAAATAAGCATCCTGTTGGCGAACTATTCGAATGGTTTTTCCAGCACTCAACACGTGGAATTATCCGTTAGTAGAGTATATATTTAGTTGGATGAGTGTCGAATCTCGAATTATGCGATAGGTAAACAGAATGAAGATTGAAAAATGCTACTGTCAGCAAAATGTGGAATGTGGCATTTAATAGTGGTGGTTCGTTTTAAATACGGCAATTGAAAAATATCTTTAACTATTTTTCGATTGGCTATTCAAGGTTTGGTGGCAGTAAATGTGCAATACCCAGAACGCAAGTTACTCGTGTTCGATATGCAAGAAAAGTTTCTCATTGAACAGTTGATTCTAAGAAAACTGAAGTGAGTTATGGAGAACGTATTCATATATTCTCTATTTTAAGCTGGAGTTTATTGATTTAAATAGAGTTGAAGCAGTTTTGTGTGGTTAAGCAGGTCCTTACTGAGTGGTTCCATGTGTTTTATCATAGACGCATGGTAAGCATTCTATTGGTTCTATAGGTAATGAATACTAAAAACTTGTACGTTTCTCATAAGTGGTGCTATGCTAAATTTACTTCATCTGAAGTAAATGGTTGGTAAGCACCTTTTCTGATATTTCAGAAGTCTGTCAATTTATTGATGGACTTTTTTTTGCGTTTTCATGCAGGTCAGATAATGATTGTCAATTAATGTTGGAAATATAAACTAAGCTGATGTGACAAAAGCATGCTTTTTCGTTTGGTATAAGCATAGCTGACACAAAATTTCTTTATTGTGATCATGGGATCATGAAAAAACACATGTCTGCTAAAAAAACTTGACTCACGTGAGACTGTTTTCTATTTTTCTAGGTGTGGTGAATCCCCCTATGCGGCGGGTCGAACCAGACACCTTTGCGATATGCTCGCGCTTCTTTGGTCTGGCAAAGAAGCACCGGGAAGCACCCGGCACCACGATTTTAATTTCATGATCATATTTTTCTAACTTTCAAGCATTTATTATTGTAATAATTATTCTGGAGGGCTGGGTTTAATTTAATGAAAAGAGCGGAGTAGGCGACATCACCGTCCACTAATATATCATTGCTTTGTTTTTGGTTTACCTACGCTATTATTATTGCCTAGTTTCCTTCATGGTTCAATCGGAAATTTTTTAACTTATAGCATGAGTTAATTGGTTTTATTTTTTTTAAATATTTCCTGATCGCAATGGAATAGTTCACTTGTATGACTTTCAATATCTCAATTATTTAAAAGTAAGAGGTTGAACAACAAGGGAACGACAGTTTTTTGATCTCGCACAGTATCAGTGTGTTGTTTCATGCCTCTTCAAACTGCATTTAATTGTCGTTGACCATACCAGGCGGCATTCTACCTCCATGAACACATTAAATTCACTTCAGGATATCGCTCGCGCTATGCGCAACCTTATCCGTACCGGCATCGTGACCGACGTCGATCACGATGCTGGGCTCTGTCGCGTCCAGACCGGCGGGATGCAAACCACCTGGCTTAACTGGCTGACCTCCCGCGCCGGTCGCTCGCGTGTGTGGTGGGCTCCTTCCGTTGGCGAGCAGGTGCTGATTCTTGCCATCGGTGGCGAACTCGACACCGCGTTTGTGCTGCCCGCCATTTTCTCGGATGACCATCCCGCGCCGGATGCCTCGCCGGATGCGCTTCACATCGCCTTTCCTGACGGCGCGGTCATTGAGTACGAGCCTGAAAGCGGGGCGCTCACCGTGTCCGGGATTAAAACCGCTGACGTCACCGCGTCAGATTCCCTTACCGCCACTGTGCCGGTGGTGCTGGTCAAAGCTGAAACCCGCATCACGCTCGATACCCCAGAAGTGGTGTGCACTAACAAGCTCATCACCGGCTCACTCGAAGTGCAGAAGGGCGGGACGATGAAAGGAAATATCGAGCACAGCGGCGGGAAACTGACCTCGAACGGCGTGCAGGTGGATGACCACGACCACGGCGGAGTAGAACGCGGCGGTAGCAGAACGGAGGGGACGAAATGACGGTGCGTTATTTAGGTATGAACAGCCACACCGGGCTCAGTATTTCTGAGGCTGACCATATCAGGCAGAGCGTGCGCGATATTCTGGTCACGCCGGTTGGCTCGCGTGTCATGCGCCGTGAATACGGCTCGCTGCTGTCAGCGCTGATTGACCAGCCGCAGACCCCGGCGCTGCGGCTGCAGATTATGGCCGCGTGCTACTCGGCGATCCAGAAGTGGGAGCCACGCGTCAGTTTGTCGACCATCACCTTTGAGCGCGGTGAGGATGACGGCGCGCTGTATGTCGATATCACCGGGACGCGCTCGACGACGAGCCAGCCCTTTTCACTGACCATTCCACTGAGTTAAACGCTATGGCTATTGTTGACCTGAACCAGCTCGCCGCGCCCGATGTCGTGGAGGAGCTGGATTTTGAAACCATCCTGACCGAGCGCAAGGCGACGCTGGTCTCGCTCTATCCCGAAGACCAGCAGGAGGCGGTCGCGCGCACGCTGACGCTCGAATCTGAGCCGATGGTGAAGCTCCTGCAGGAGAACGCTTATCGGGAAGTTATCTGGCGACAGCGTGTCAATGAATCGGCACGTGCGGTGATGCTGGCGTATGCCGCCGGGCATGACCTCGATAACCTCGGGGCAAATTACAACGTCGAGCGCCTCGTTATCACGCCAGCCGATGTGACCACGCTGCCGCCAACGCCTGCCGTCATGGAGTCAGACACCGATTATCGTCTGCGCATCCAGCAGGCCTTTGAGGGAATGAGCGTTGCCGGGTCGACCGGCGCATATCAGTTTCATGGCCGCAGCGCCGACGGGCGGGTCGCGGATATTTCGGTTATCAGCCCGGAGCCTGCCTGCGTAACCGTGTCGGTACTGTCCCGCGAGAATAACGGCGCGGCGTCCGACGAACTGCTCGCCGTGGTGCGTACAGCGCTGAACGACGAAGACGTGAGGCCGGTCGCTGACCGGGTGACCGTCCAGTCGGCGGCGATTGTCGACTACACCATCGATGCGGCGCTTTATCTTTTCCCCGGCCCCGAACGCGAGCTGGTGCTCAGTGCGGCAAAGGCGAAGCTGCAGACCTATATCAGCGCGCAGCACAGGCTCGGGCGGGATATCCGCAAATCCGCCATTTATGCCGCGCTCCACGTCGAGGGTGTGCAGCGTGTCGAGCTGGCCGCGCCGGTGGCCGATATCGTGCTCGATGATACGCAGGCGTCTTATTGCACCGCGTACAGCGTGACGGTCGGGGGTAACGATGAGTAATAACCGACTGCTGCCGGTCGGCTCGTCACCGCTTGAGGTGGCGGCGGCGCGCGCCTGTGCGGATATCCAAAATACCCCCGTCCCGCTGCGCCGTCTGTGGAACGCCGACACCTGCCCGACGAATTTGCTGCCGTGGCTTGCCTGGGCGTTTTCTGTTGACCGCTGGGATGAGAGCTGGCCGGAAGAGACTAAGCGCGAGGTGATCCGCGCGGCGTGGTTTATCCATGCGCACAAAGGGACGATTGGTGCGGTGCGCCGTGTGGTCGAGCCGCTCGGGTATCTGATTAACGTGACGGAATGGTGGGAAACGAACGACCCGCCCGGCACATTCCGCCTCGATATCGGCGTGTTAGAAACCGGTATCACCGAGGAAATGTATTACGAAATGGAGCGGCTGATTGCTGATGCCAAACCCGCGAGCCGACATCTAATCGGCCTGAATATTATTCAGGATATTCCGGGGCATCTGTATTACGGCGCCCTGACCTATGACGGCGATATCACCACGGTTTACCCCGGATAAGTGAGAGCGCAATGACAGTAAAATATAAAACCGTTATCACCAAAGCCGGTGCGGAGAAACTGGCGGCGGCGAGTGTCCCGAACGCGAAGAAAGTCAACTTTGTAGCGATGGCCGTCGGGGATGGCGGCGGCAAACTGCCCGAGCCGAACGCCAGTCAGACGAAACTGGTCAATGAGGTCTGGCGTCATGCGCTGAATAAAATCAGCCAGGACAAAAAACACAAAAACTATGTCTTGGCGGAGCTGGTTATTCCTCCTGAGACCGGCGGTTTCTGGCTGCGTGAAATGGGGTTGTACGATGATACCGGCGCGCTGATTGCGGTCGGCAATATGGCCGAAAGCTACAAGCCCGAGCTGGCAGAAGGGTCAGGTCGCGCGCAGACGCTGCGTATGGTTATCATGGTGAGCGATATCGACACGGTCGAGCTGTCCATTGATACCACGCTGGTGATGGCAACGCAGGATTATGTCGACGACAGGCTCGCAGAACATGAGCGGTCACGCCTCCATCCTGACGCCACGCTGAAAGAAAAAGGTTTCACTCAGTTAAGCAGCGCGACCGACAGCACGTCTGAGGCGCTCGCCGCGACCCCGAACGCGGTCAAGGCGGCGTATGACCTCGCTAAGGGCAAATATACGGCTCAGGACGCGACCACAAAGCAGAAGGGCATTGTCCAGCTCAGTAGCGCAACTGACAGTGTGTCTGAGACGGTAGCCGCTACGCCGAAAGCGGTCAGTGCAGCTATTAAGGCGTTAAAAGACACGCTGGGGGATGCGTCGGGGAAGGATGTTGTGACATCTTTGTCTGACTTCACGCCGGGACGCGTTCCCGTTGTTGGCTGGATGGGGCTGGGCAGTATTCGGGATACGAAAATTCAGGATGAGAATTTCCCCTCTTTCTGGCGGGATACCAGCATTGTTAAATCAGGAATTACCATTCCCTATGACGGTTCACCGACGGTTTCTTATCTGGCTGTCGATGGCGCAAATCAGCACGCCTATGTAGGCCGCAAAAAAGCAGGCGAAGCGATTAGCTGGGTGAAGATTTACAGCGAATTTTATAAACCTTCCACCCGAGATATTTTCGCCTCCACCGAGTCAATCGGGGCGGCGGCTGATTTAAATGATTACATCAACCCCGGTCTTTATTATCAGGGCGCTAATGCCAATGCGGTCAATGGCAAAAATTACCCGGAAGGAAGTCTGTCAGGCTCGCTGGCCGTGTATAAAAATGCGGGCGGTATCACTCAGGTATACCGAATTTACAGCAACTCCCGCTGCTGGAGCCGGTCGCTGTATAACGGTGCCTGGTCAGCATGGGTGAAGCAATACGACACGGTGAATAAGCCCTCGGCGGAAGATGTCGATGCTATTTCTGCCTCTGGCGGAGGGACGTATCAACGCAATATTGCCGTCAAAGGCAACGGCGCAACCATAGCCTTGTGGCCGCTGTCTGCAAATCAGGCTGTATATGCGTTAGGAAAAGATTATACCGGTGAAAACGCGTGGTACGTCGGTCGGGGTGGTGCTGGCTATAACGTTGCACTCTACAACTACAACGGCGGGAATGGCCTGAATTTAAATGAAGATGGCTCGATTGCCCTGAATCTGGCGAACGGGAAACTGTTAACGGTGAATGGTCAAATTGTCCCCTCAGTCTATGGGAACTTTGACGCCCGGTATCAGGCAAAGGGCTCTTACGCTGCGCCGAACACCGCATCACGAGCTGTGAATGGCTGGTCTCAGGATGCCAGTACCGGCCTGATTTATCAGTGGTGTCAGGGGGCAACGGTCAGCAACGAAGCCAACCACACGGTGACCTTCCCGAAAGCATTTCCATCAGCGTGTCTGTTTGTCTCAGTCGGTACGTTAAACGTGAGTAATAACGACAACGCCGAACAGATTTATCACCTTGTTTCAAAAACGACGGCGAACTGTGTCGTTAAACCGAACAGGGCATATGGCAGCAATGGCAATGTTGCGCCGCTGGTCTGGGCTGTGGGGTACTAAATGAACGGATATTATTACAGTGCAGTAATTGGCGGTTTTCTGTATGAAGGGGATCGTCCTGCTTTTGAGGCAGCTGCAGGCTGGCCTGCTGATGCGGTCGCTATTTCTGACCGCTGGTACCAGCATTTAATCGACGGGCAGACCAAAGGTAAGGCGATTGTGCCGAATGAGCAGGGTAAACCTGTACTGAAAGCCATCACGCCTGATTACCCGGCAATGGCGGAACTGCAAAAGCAAAGACTTATCAGCGATGCGATGCAGTCCGTGAGCGTGATTCAGCTCAAGCTGCAGGCCGGTCGCGCCCTCAGTGAGTCTGAGTCAGTCACTCTGGCTGCTGTACTGGATTACATCGATGAGGTTGAAAGTATTGATACGGCATCCGTGACGAGTCAGGTCGACTGGCCGCAAATAACCCGTTAAACCAGAGCCCTCCACCCGGAGGGCTTTTTGTTAGTTGTGTCATTCCCCGTCCAACGCCATTGCATCGCGCCAGTCTCGCGCACATCAGAAAATAGTCGCTCCACTTCACCACGGAGTTTAACGGATGGGCGACTATCATCACGGCGTGCAGGTCATCGAGATTAACGATGGCGTGCGCACCATTTCCACCGTCTCAACGGCCATCATCGGCATGGTCTGCACGGCCAGCGATGCTGACGAAAAAGTATTCCCTCTTAACGAGCCTGTGCTCATTACTAACGTGCAAAGCGCCATCAGTAAGGCAGGTAAAACCGGCACGCTGTCGGCGTCCCTGCAGGCTATCGCTGACCAGTGCAAGCCGGTCATTGTGGCCGTACGCGTGGCCGAAGGTATCGAAGACCCCGACGACCCCGACGCGGCGCAGAAACAAACCCTTTCCAACATCATCGGCACCACTGACGAAAACGGGAAATACACCGGGCTGAAAGCGCTGCTGACCGCGAAAACCGTCACCGGCGTTAAGCCGCGCATTCTCGGCGTGCCGGGGCTGGATTCGCAGGAGGTGGCGACCGCGCTCGCCTCCACCTGTCAGAGCCTGCGCGCCTTTGGCTACATCAGCGCTTGGGGATGCAAAACCATTTCGGAGGCCATCGACTATCGCGAGAATTTCAGCCAGCGCGAGCTGATGGTGATCTTCCCCGATTTTCTGGCATGGGACACCACGGCGAACGCCACGACAAACGCCTGGGCGACGGCACGCGCGCTCGGTCTGCGCGCCAGAATCGACCAGACGGTCGGCTGGCACAAAACCCTGTCAAACGTCGGCGTGAATGGCGTCACCGGCGTCAGCGCCTCGGTGTCGTGGGATTTGCAGGAGCCGGCGACCGACGCCAACCTGCTTAATCAGGCCGGTGTCACGACGCTGATTCGCAACGACGGCTTTAAGTTCTGGGGCAACCGCACCTGCTCGGATGACCCGCTTTTCCTGTTTGAGAACTACACCCGCACCGCGCAGGTGCTGGCCGACACGATGGCGGAGGCGCACGCGTGGGCGATGGATAAGCCCATCACCCCGACGCTTATCCGCGACATCGTCGCCGGTATCAATGCCAAATTCCGCGAGCTCAAAACCAACGGCTATATCGTCGATGGTTCGTGCTGGTACGACCCGGAGTCAAACGACGTCACAACCCTTAAAGCGGGGAAACTGTATATCGATTACGACTATACCCCCGTCCCGCCGCTGGAAAATCTGACCCTGCGCCAGCGCATCACCGATACCTATCTGGCGAACCTGTCGGACTCGGTCAACAGCTAAGGAGCTGACAGCATGGCATTACCGCGCAAGCTTAAATATCTGAACATGTTCAACGATGGCCTCAGCTACATGGGCGTCGTGGAATCCGTCACCCTGCCGAAACTCACGCGTAAGTTTGAGAAGTATCGCGGCGGCGGGATGCCGGGCTCGGTGTCAATCGACCTCGGCCTCGATGACGACGCGCTCTCTCTTGAGTGGACGCTCGGCGGTCTGCCCGACATCGACCTGTGGGCGCAGTATGCCTCGCCGGGTGCTGACAGTGTGCCGCTGCGTTTTGCAGGCTCTTACCAGCGTGACGACACCGGCGTTATTTCTGCCGTTGAGGTGGTGATGCGTGGCCGTCACAAAGAGTACGACGGCGGCGAGAATAAGCAGGGTGAAAGCGGGACGACCAAAATGTCGACCGAGCTCGCCTATTACCAGCTCACGATTGACGGCAAAGAAGTCATCGAGATTGACGTCATTAACATGGTGCTGAAAGTCGACGGTGTTGACCGTCTGGCGGAGCATCGCAAGGCGATCGGCCTGTAACCCCTGAACCGGTCAGCGGTGCTGGCCGGTCACTTCACTTTGCTGAGAGAAAGATATGAAAAAAATTAACGAAACTGCTGCGACCGAAACCGAAAACCCGAACGTCGTTACCCTCGATACGCCGCTGATGCGCGGCGAGCAGAAAATCGAAAAGGTCACACTGTCCAAACCGAACGCGGGAACCCTGCGCGGCGTGTCGCTGGCGGCGCTGGCGCAGTCGGATGTCGATGCACTGATTAAGGTGCTGCCGCGCATGACGTATCCGGCACTGACCGAGCAGGAAATCATCCGCCTCGATGCGTCCGACCTGCTGTCTTTCGCCGGTAAGGTGATTGGTTTTTTGTCACCGGCTTCGGATCGTTAACCTTCCCTGAAAAACTGTCGGTCGATGACCTGATGGCGGATATTGCAGTGATATTTCACTGGCCGCCATCAGAGCTGTATTCCCTGAGCCTGACCGGGCTCCTGACATGGCGCGAGAAAGCGCTGCAACGTAGCGGAAATCACCATGAGCAATAACGTCAGACTTGAGGTGCTGCTGAACGCGGTCGACCGGGCAAGCCGACCGCTTAAAGCTATCCAGACCGCCAGCAAATTCCTCACCGGCGACATCCGCAATTCACAGAAAAGCCTGCGCGACCTTAACGCGCAGGCATCCCGGATTGACGGATTCAGGAAAGCCAGCGCGCAGCTCGCCGTGACCGGCCAGTCACTGAACAAGGCGAAACAGGAAGCGGCCGCGCTGGCCGTCCAGTTTAAAAACACCGAGACACCCACGCTCGCACAGGCGCGCGCACTGGAAGCGGCGAAGAAATCTGCTGCTGACCTGCAGCTCAAATACAACGGCCTGCGTCAGTCCGTGCAGCGTCAGCGCACCGAGCTCACGCAGGCGGGGATTAATACCCGCCAACTGTCGACCGATGAGCGGGGGCTCAGGTCGCGCATCAGCGAGACAACCGCGCAGCTCAACCGCCAGCGTGACGCGCTGGCGCGGGTCAGTCAGCAACAGGCCAGACTGAGCGCGGTCAAGAAACGCTACGAATCCGGGCAACAGCTCGCCGCCGGTGCGCGCAATGCCGGAATGGTCGGCGTGGGTGTGTCGACCGCCGGGCTTTATGGGGCGTCGCGGTTTATCGCGCCCGGTATCGGGTTTGATAAACAGATGTCTGGCACGCAGGCGATCCTCGGTCTCGATAAAGGCGATGACAAACTCGCGGCCATTCGTAAACAGGCGCGCGATATCGGTGCGACCACGGCCTTTTCACCGGGTGACGTCGCGCGCACGCAGACCACGCTCGCACGCTCGGGCTATAACGCTGATGACGTGCTTGCGGCGACCGGCTCGACCGTTAACCTGAGCCTCGCGGCGGATGTCGATATCGCCGAAGCGGCCGACATCATTACCAACATGCAATCAGCGTTTAACCTGTCGACAACCGAGATTGAGCGCGTCGCGGATGTGATGACCAAAGGCTTTACGTCATCCAATACCGGTCTGGTCGAGCTGGGCGAGGCAATGAAATACGTTGCGCCGATTGCGGAGGCCGCCGGGGCGAGTATTGAAGACACGACGGCGATGCTCGGCATTCTTGCGGATAACGGGATTAAAGGCTCGATGGCCGGGACCGGGGCGAGCGCCATTTTCAACCGTCTGCAGGCTCCGATGGGCAAAGCGGTCGATGCTATCTCAGAGTTAGGCGTGAAAACCCGCGACGGCAAAGGGAACATGCTGCCGGTCGAGAAAATCCTCAAGGATATTCATAAGTCCTTTGCGAAAAACAAGCTCGGGACGGCGGAGCAGGGCGAATACCTGAAAGTCATCTTTGGTGAGGAGGCGATGAAGGGGGCGATTAAACTCGTCGCCGCTGCCGGTGATGGCTCACTTGCCAGCAAGCGCCAGCAAATCGGGGACTCAAAAGGAACCACGGAGCGGATAGCCAAAATTCAGACCGATAACCTCGACGGGGATTTGAAAAACCTGCAGTCGGCTTATGAAGATTTGCAGATTGAGGTATTCGATAAAGAGAACTCCGCATTGCGCCGCCTGACGGTTTCCGCGACCGATATGCTCGGCAAGGTTGCCGCCTGGGCGAAAGCGAATCCTGAGCTGACGCAGACCATTTTCAGTGTGACTGCCGGTGCGCTGGCGCTGGTCGGCGTGCTGGGCGGAATTGGCCTGATTGCGTGGCCGGTCATCGCCGGGATTAACGGCATCATCGCCGCCGCAGGTCTGCTGAGTGTGATTTTCACCACGGCCGGGACGGCCATTGTCACGGCTATTGGGGCAATCAGTCTGCCGGTTGTGGCCGTGGTGGCGGCTGTCGTGGGCGCTGCCTTGCTCATCTATAAATTCTGGGAACCGATAAGTGCCTTTTTCTCGGAGGTGGTGGCGGGGATTAAAATAGCTTTTGGTTCACTGTCACCGGTGTTTGACGCTATCGCGGAAAAGCTCGGTGCGGTCTGGAAATGGTTTACTGACCTGTTTGCGCCGGTGAAATCCCTGCAGGATATTTTCGAGCGCTGCAAAAATGTCGTTGTGGCCTTTGGTCAGGGCCTGACCGATGCGCTGATGGCTCCGCTGAATATCTTTAACAGCCTGAGCGGAAAGGTTAGCTGGTTGCTGGAAAAGCTCGGGGTCATCAAAAAAGAATCGAGCGACCTCAACCAGAACGCCGCGAAAACGGATAAGACCGCCGCCGGTGGCGGGTATGTCCCGGCAACCGCGGGTTATGGCGGCAATCAGGGTTATCAGCCGGTGACGGCTCCCGCAGGCCGCTCGTACATCGACCAGAGCAAAAGCGAGTACAACATCACCCTGCAGGGTGGCGTTGCACCGGGCAGTGACCTCGATCGCCAGCTCCGCGACGCCGTCGACAAGCTCGACCGCGAAAACCGTGCGCGCCAGCGCTCCAGCATGAGACACGATTAAGGAGAACATTAAGCATGTTAATGGTGCTGGGCTTTTTTGTGTTTGAGCGGCGCACCCTGCCGTATCAGTCGATGCAGTATTCGAAGGATTATCGCTGGGCGTCAAACGACCGCATCGGCAAGCCACCGGCGTATCAGTTTCTCGGGGAGGGGGAAACCACGCGCACGTTGTCGGGTACGCTTTACCCGGAAATCACCGGCGGTCGCCTGTCTTTGCTGGCCGTCGAACTGATGGCCGATGAGGGGCGCGCATGGCCGTTAATTGACGGGAACGGCATGATCCACGGCATGTATGTCATCGATAAAGTGACCCACACGCATACTGAGTTTTTCAGCGATGGTGCGGCGCGAAAGATTGAGTTTAGCCTGTCGCTGAAACGCGTCGATAAATCACTTTCGGCCATTTATGGCGACCTGAAAACGCAGGCCAGCAATCTGGTCACGGATGCGGGTAACTGGCCGGGAGGGCTGGCGGGATGATAACTGAAATGAATATTCAGGCCGGGGCGCGGCTCGCGCCTGCGTATATGCTCACGCTCAATGGCGCGGATATCACGCAGAATTTCAGCGACCGGCTTATCGGGCTGACCATGACCGACAATCGCGGATTCGAGGCCGACCAACTCGATATCGAGCTCAATGATACTGACGGACTGGTCGAGCTGCCGCCGCGCGGGGCAAAGCTGACGCTGTGGCTGGGCTGGCAGGGCTCCGCGCTGGTGAATAAGGGGAGTTTTACGGTCGATGAAATCGAGCACCGTGGCGCGCCCGATACGCTGACCATCCGGGGGCGCAGTGCGGATTTTCGCGGTACGCTGAACTCTCGCCGCGAGCAGTCATGGCATGACACCACGCTCGGGGTGATTGTTGAGACCATCGCGCAGCGCAACAAACTGACGGCCAGTGTCGCGGATACCCTGAAAGCCATTGCGATCCCGCATATCGACCAGGCGCAGGAATCGGACACGGCGTTTTTGTCCAGGCTGGCGGAGCGTAACGGGGCGTCTGTCTCAGTAAAAGCCGGGAAATTATTATTCCTGAAAGCGGGTAGCGCGATGACGGCCAGCGGCAAACCCATCCCGCAAATGACCGTCGAGCGCGGTGACGGCGACCGGCATCAGTTCGCCATTGCTGACCGGGAGGCGTACACCGGCGTCACGGCGAAATGGCTGCACACGAAAGACCCGAAACCGCTAAAGCAAAAGGTGAAGCTGAAACGAAAGCCAAAGGTGCAGCACCTGCGCGCGCTACAGCATCCGAAAGCGGCTAAAACCACGGCAAAGGCCAAAGCCAAAAAGGAGCAGGAAGCGCGCGAGGGTGAG